TAAATGGAAATCTGACGGCTCTGACGGTGAAGGCTTTATTGCCCATGAATTGGCAGAGGTATGCCCCCATGCAGTGACAGGTGAGAAAGACGCTGTAGACGCTGATGGCAACCCTGTTTACCAAGGCATCGACACTAGCTATTTGGTGGCAACCCTGACTGCCGCCATCCAAGAACAGCAAGCCCTCATCACTTCCCTAACCGCACGTGTTGCGGCACTTGAAGGAGCAACACCATGACCACATCAATCGGCGGCACAACCGGGGTCACCTTCCCCGACGGCTCAACGCAGGGCACTGCGGCAACAGGCTTTGGCTTCAAGAACCGCATCATCAACGGCGCAATGGTGATTGACCAGCGGAATGCTGGGACTGAGGTGAACCCTGCTGTTGCTAATACATATTACCTTGATAGGTGGGCTGTACAAGCTACTGCCGCGTCCAAGTTCAAAATTGGTCAAAATGCTGGGTCAGTAACACTGCCAGCGGGGTACATCAATTATCTTGGTTGCACTTCACTTTCTGCTTATACGGTAGGCGCAACGGACTACTTTAACGTATTGCAAAGAATTGAAGGTCTCAATGTTGCTGATTTAGCTTGGGGTACAGCATCGGCAGCAACAGTCACTTTATCGTTTTGGGTGTACTCAAGTCTGACGGGTACATTTGGAGGCGCACTAAGAAACAGTGCAGGTACTAGGTCTTATCCATTCACTTACACCATATCTTCTGCAAATACTTGGACACAAGCATCCGTAACCATTGCAGGAGATACCACGGGAACGTGGTTAACTACAAACGGAACAGGAATAATTGTATTTTTTTCCATTGGTACTGGGTCTACTTTTTCTGGAACTGCTGGAGCGTGGGCGGCAGGAGATTACAGGTCAGCCACAGGCGCGGTATCAGTAGTCGGAACCAATGCTGCCACTTGGTACATCACAGGCGTGCAGCTAGAAAAAGGCAGCACAGCCACATCGTTTGATTACCGCCCGTATGGGACTGAGTTGTCTTTATGTCTACGGTACTATCAACAATTAGCCGCTAGTGGAGATTTTAGTTCTTACAGCGTTGGGCAATGTAACTCAACAACTGAGGCGTTTTTATTCAATCAATTTATTGTGCCAATGCGGTCAGCGCCAAGCGTAACGCCCTCAACAATAGGTAATTTTCGCGTCTATTCTGGCGCTTCAGCGCAAACGGTAACGTCTTTTACTAATCGCACTGGTGGCTCCGTAAATGGAAATTACATTTCAACAAACTTAGATGCTAATGTAGCGTCTGGTTTAACTGCGGGTTCTGGAGCCATTCTAATGAACGCTACAACTACAACTCCTACACTAGCTTTTTCTTCGGAGCTTTGAAATGTACAAACTGCAATTTTCAAAAATGGCAAACACGGTTGTTTCTGTGCTTCGAGTCGAAGACTGCACGTCAATCCCATTTGACACAGCAAACACCGACTATCAGCAATACCTTGAATGGCTTGCTGAAGGCAACACACCACAACCCGCAGATGAGGTGACCCAATGACTTTGATTCTCAATGGCTCAAGTACTAGCGCTGCCGCGCCTGCAATAACAGGCGCTGATACTGACACAGGCATTTACTATCCTGCGGCCAATCAAGTTGGAATTGCCACCAATGGCGTATCACGGCTTTTCATTGACACCAATGGCTCAATTGGCGTGGGCACCACTTCACCCAATGCCTTATTAACTGTGGCAGGCGATGCGTATATCAACGGTTTAACCGTAGGTCTGGGCGGCAATGCTGTGTCTTCTAATACTGCCATTGGGTTTTACGCGCTGTCTACAAATCAGCCTACAGGCACGCACAATACTGCAGTAGGTTTTTACGCACTTTCAGCTAACGTCACAGGCACTGACAATACAGCACTTGGGTATTCCGCAGGACTTGCCACAACTAGTAGTACTAGTGCGTGCACATTTGTAGGCTCATCGGCAGGCGCAGGCATTACTGGCGCGTACACAACTGCGATTGGCTATGGCACAGGCCTTATTGCCAATGCCAACTCTGGCAATACACTTGTAGGTTATCAAGCAGGCAATCAAGCAACAAGCGCTAATAACACTCTCGTAGGCTACAATTCAGGGCAAGCAATAACTTCAGGTGGCAAAAACACCATTATTGGTAGCTATACAGGTAGTGCCGCCCCTATTAGTTCCACTGCTAGTAACTACGTTGTGCTTTCAGACGGCGATGGGAACGTCAAAATAGCGTACAACGCCACAGGTGTTGGCTTCTATGTACAACCTACGCCTACGTCCAAAGCTGCTGTTGCAACGCTTACCGGCGCTGAAGTGTTGACGCAGATTCTCAATACTACAGGCACAACATACACTGTGACAATGCCTACAGGCACTGCGTTGGATACTGCAACAGGTGGCATGAATACTGATTCTGCGTTTGATTTTAGCGTCATCAATACCGCATCAGGAACCATTACAATCGCGGTTAACACAGGCATCACCAATGTTGGGTCGTTATCTGTGCCAACCGGCACGTCAGCTTCTTATATAATTAGGAAGACGTCTGCCAATACCTTTGTCATGTATCGCATGTAAGTAACTTAAGGAGTCTCCATGGAAAAAATCGCTGTATCTACGCAACTGCTCAACGCCATTCTTGGGTATCTGGGTGACAGGCCTTATAAAGAAACATTCCAACTGATTGCAGCTATGCAAAAAGAAGCCAGCGATGCGCAGGCCAACAATACTGCGTTACAAGACATTGATGATGGAAAACCAGCAGCTATTTAACGTTGTCGTAGTGATTGCTGGGTTTCTGGCGGCTTACGTTTTGAACAACATGACTCGCCAGATTCAAAAGCTGGAAGATAAGGTCAATGAAATGCCTACCACTTACGTCATCAAGGGCGACTATCGTGAAGACATTGCAGAAGTCAAGGTCATTCTGAAGCAGATATTTGACAAGCTGGATAGCAAGGCTGACAAATGATTGACCCCTTTACCGCATTTGCAGCCGCGCAGGCGGCGGTAAAGGGGATTCAAGCCGCTATCAAACTGGGCAAGGATGTCCAGGGCATTGCTGCCGACTTGGGCAAATTCTTTGAGGCCAAAGACGCTGTTCAAGATGCTGCCAACAATCCCAAGAAGTTCAAGTCTGACACCGCTCAGGCGCTGGAAACGGTCATGCAGGCCAAGCAGCTTGCAGAGGCTGAGAATGAACTCAAGAACATGCTCATCTGGTCTGGCAACGCTGACGTATGGGAAGGTGTGCTGCAAGAGCGCAACAACATCATCCAGCGGCGTAAGAAGGCTGAGATGGAGGCCGCTGCCGCCAAGGCCAAGCGCAGGAAGGAAATCATGGAACTGCTGAACATTGCGTTCTGGGTGTCTGTGTTCTTGTCCGCTATTGGCTTAAGCTACTTTTTTACAACCCTATTTCTTGAAAGGAGAGCATGATGCAATGGCTTGAACAAATAGCACCAACAATCGCCACCGCCTTGGGTGGCCCTCTTGCTGGTATGGCTGTATCTGCTGTCGCCAAGGCTATTGGCTGCGAACCAGATGAAGTGCAGAATGTCATCAGCAGCGGCAAGTTGACCGCCGAGCAAGTGGCATCTATCCAGCTTGCAGAGCTAGAACTCAAGAAGCAGGCTCAGTCCATGAACCTCGACTTTGCCAAGCTGGGTGCAGAAGACAAGAAGTCTGCCCGTGACATGCAGATTGCCACTCGGTCATGGATTCCCCCCGTGATGGCAATAGGCGTGACTGTCGGATTCTTTGGCATCTTGTTTGGCCTGATGTACGGTCAGATTCAGCACGCACCGCAGATTGACATCATGCTGGGTTCGCTGGGCACAGCCTGGACAGGCATCATCTCTTTTTACTTTGGCTCTAGTGCTGGCAGCCAAGCTAAAACCGAATTGCTACACCAATCGGAGCCAGCGAAATGAAAGAGAACTTTGACGCTGCTTTTGCCCAGGTGATGAAGTCAGAAGGCGGCTACGTCTGGGACAAGGATGACGCTGGAGGCGAGACAAACCTCGGCGTGACTATTGGCGCTTGGGGTGCATACCTTGGGCGTGCCATCCAGCCAGGTGAGATGAAAGCCCTGACGCAAGAAACCGTAAAGCCGTTCTACAAGGCCATGTACTGGGACAAGGTGAAGGGTGATGACTTGCCTGCCGGAGTGGACTACGCTGTGTTTGACTTTGCCGTCAACGCTGGCGTAGGCCGTGCCGCCAAGTTCCTGCAACGCTCTGTCGGCGCAGTAGACGATGGGATGATTGGCTCTGGCACATTGGCCTTGGTGAAAAAGACTACACCAGGAAAGCTACTGGAAAGCTTCACAGAGCAAAAGGAAGCTTTCTACAATACGCTGGCAAATAAGAACCCCACTCAGCAAAAGTTCTTGAAAGGCTGGATGAACCGCGTAGCTAGTGTGCAAGAAACCGCGCAATCTATGATGGCATGAGCACAATCGTTGATACAATAGCTACGCGGACTTGCGCATAACTTACCTGAGGCTGCAATATGACAACGCCCTCTTTTGTCTTAACGTACGACAGCCTCAATAGCAGTGTCTTGCAGTACCTTGAGCGAAATGACGCAGCTGTAGTCAATTTCATACCGCAAGCCATTGCATTGGCTGAGTTTGAGATTGCTGAAAACATCAAGACATTGGGACAGATGATTGTTGCCAATGGCACTATGACGGCTGGCAATCCTGTGATTCAAAAACCTGCACGGTGGCGCAAAACTGTTTCAATGACATTGACCACTGCGATAGGCGAAAAGCAACCTATTCTGCTACGCAAATTGGAGTACTTGGGGCAATATTGGCCTGATGCCACTGCAACTGGCACGCCGCTGTACTACGCAGACTACGATTATGACAATTGGTTTGTTGCACCTACACCATCAGCCAACTTTGCGTTTCAAACGCTTTGCTACACGCGACTTGCGCCTCTGTCATCCGCTAACCAAACCAATTGGCTAACGCAGAATGCGCCTAACGTCATGTTGTTTGGCACACTAAAGCAAACTGCACCGTTTTTGAAAAATGATGCGCGACTTGCTCTGTGGGGGCAAATGTTTGATGCAGCTTTGGCAGCATTGAAAGTGGAAGACGCATTGCGGATTGGTGATCGTCAAGCCATTGTTCAGGACTCATAACCATGACAACATACACCAACCCATTTACTGGGCAAACAATTGAGCCTTCAGCAGTTAGCTATGAGTCGCTTAGTCTCACAGCAGACACCACGCTTGACTGGCCCATCAATGGTAACGACACCACGCCTGCCAGCAATATCATTGACGTCACCACTACGTCATACGCGGGCTTGTCGCTGACACTACCGCCTGCAACGCAAGTTTCAACTGGCCAGTCAATTCTGATTCGTAACGTTGGCTCGCTTGCATTCACTGTTAAAGACAACGACGGCGGCACGATTGTGTCAGCAACTTCCGGCGTTGCGTATTACCTGTATCTTACTAGCAATAGCACTACTGCAGGTGTATGGGCAACAGTAACTTTTGGTGCAGGCACATCGGCTGCCAACGCAGCAACTTTGGCAGGATATGGTCTTACAGCTGTTGGCGCAACGCTCAACCAAAGCTATCAGATTGCTAGCTATTACTCAACAACTACATTGCCTGTCACTGTACAAGCTAAGTTTGTTGTGTGGGGCGGGGGTGTAGGCACACTCACGTTGCCGTCAGCTGCCACAGCTGGCGCCAACTGGTTCTGCATGATTCGCAATAATGGCACAGGCATTTTGACTCTTACGCCCGCAGGCTCTGACACTATTGATGGCAATGCATCTCAGCAATTGCAATTGACTGAATCCCTTGTCGTGGTCTCCAGTGGCACTGGATGGAATACCTTTGGTTATGGTAGGTCAAATTCTTTTGCATACACTCAGCTATCCCTGGTGGTTACTGGAGGTACTACCACTCTGACGTCTGCCCAAGGCGCCAATACAATTCAAGCGTATTCAGGTACTTTGACCAGCAATCAGATTGTTGTGGTGCCCTCCACTGTGCAGCTGTACACAATAGCAAATAACACAACAGGGTCATTTACATTTACAGTTAAGACATCTGTGGTTGGAGGCGCGACGCTTACCATTGGGCAAGGCACATCACTTGTTGTGATTTGCGATGGCACAAATGTGTATAACGCAGCTTCAGGCTCAACAAGCTCCATTACGTCGCTAACTGTTGGCAACGGGTCTTTGTCTGTGCCATCGATCAAGTTTACAGGCGACACAAATTCAGGCATATATCTTGTGGCATCAAACCAAGTTGGATTCGTAATTGGCAATGCGCAAGCAGGCTATTACAATGCTACAGGTTTGACTATGAATGGCACCGGCACATTTACCAGTGGCATTGCTGGAGGCACATTCTAATGACAGCTAATGTCATTGCATTGGCAATTAAGCCGGGTATTCAGCGCGATGGTACGCTGTTTGACTCACCAATGCATGTTGACGGGTTGTGGGTCAGGTTTCAACGCGGCCGTGCTCGTAAAATAGGTGGTTATAACGCCATCTTTTTGAATGCCAGTGAAGTTAGCCGCGGCATGATAATGCAATCGCAAGAAGGCTTGAATTACGTGTATTCAGGCTCTGCCAATTACTTGCAGCAATGGCAAACAGCAAATACAGATGGCGTAGGATCAGGCCCTGTCAACATTACGCTATCAAACTTTACAGCCAGTGTGAATAACTTATGGCAGTTTGATGTTGGCTACAATGATGGCGCAGGCGCTTTGCAAGTTGTGGCGCACCCTGGGCAAAACTTGAAGTACATTGACAGCACAGTCAACACACCGGTACTATCTGGAACTTTCCCAGGCGGGTCATTAAGCAAAGTTGGCGTCTTTTCTGTCGCAGGTACGATTTCAACAAGCACAACTTTCACTATTACAGGGTTGAATTACACCATTGGTGCAGGGCAATCTGTTACCGGTGGTGGAGTGCCTGCAAACACAACCGTGGTTACCTCAGTAGTAGGGGCGTCCAATACGGTTGTGACGCTGTCTGCCAGTGGCACCAATGGCGCGCAAACATTGACATTTGACAACAATATCTCAGTGTCAGGCGGGGCGTGCATGCTTTACCCATACTTGTTTGTTTATGGCAATAATGGGCTTATTCAAAATTGCAGCGCAGGTAACTTCAATGACTGGGTTGGCTCTGATGCCAATGCCAACAATGTCTCAGCAACCAAGATTGTTAAGGGTATAGCACTTAGAGGTGGTACAACGTCGCCTGCAGGCCTCTTCTGGTCACTTGACCAGTTGACCAGGGTAACCTATGCACCCACCACGGTAGGGACTTCTACCCTGTACTGGCGGTATGACATCATCTCAACGCAAACGTCCATTATGTCTAGCCAGTGTGTCATCGAGTATGATGGCATCATTTACTGGGTGGCAGTTGATCGCTTTTTGATGTACAACGGTGTGGTGCAGGAAATCCCTAACAACACCAACATTAACTTCTTCTTTGACAATATGAACTACAGCCAGCGCCAGAAAGTCTGGGCTGCAAAGATCCCGCGTTGGGGCGAGATCTGGTGGTTCTATCCAGCCGGCAATGCCACAGAATGCAATAACGCCATCATCTACAATGTGCGTGATCAAGTTTGGTACGACGCAGGATTTGCGCCTGGCGCAGCTCGATCCGCCGGTGTGTTTTCTGAAGTCTTTCGATATCCTATTTGGGGTGGTAACGTTGCCAATACTGCAAATACATATACACTTTGGCAACATGAGACAGGCTCTAATCAAGTATACTTGACTAATGTTGATGCTGTGCAATCTTACTTCGAGACCAACAATATTGGGTGGGTAACTGGCGGTCCCGGGCAAGATCAAGTACAGGGCGCCAACAAGTGGATTCGTATTGAGCGCATTGAGCCTGACTTTGTGCAATCCGGCGATATGAGCGTGGTGGTCACAGGTAAGGGCTACGCTGATGACGTTGACGTTGAGTCAGACCCATATGTGTTTTCGTCAGATACGCTTAAAATAGATATGCGTGAGCAACGCCGCGAAATGCGTTTGCGATTTGAATCAAATACGTTCAATGGGAACTACGAAACAGGTAAAATACTCATAAGCGTCGACACTGGCGATGAACGTAGCACAGGAAACCCGTAATGACTACATATGACCCGCGCGGACTTACATGGGATAGGTGGTGCGCCCTTATGAATGAGCTATTTGCAGCTCAGCAAGTAGGCACTGTATCTGAAGATCGCTGGCGCGACTGGGCTAATGGCGTCCAAGGCATTGGCTATTTCTCAAACTCAGGTGTCCCAGATCAATCAGGCTTTGCGTCTTGGCAAGACTGGGCTAAGTCACTGGTTGGTATCATGTCGGTAGGAGCGCCATAAGATGTCTGAGATAAAAACGCTATTAGATATTGTTGCTGCTGATTATGCAAAGCATTATGCAGATGGCCCCATGTCTGCTGAAGAGGCACAAAAGCAATTTTTGTTGTACGTAGCGCAAGGTCACATCTACTACTACACGGGCAAAACCATCTTTATTGTGTCTGAAGCCAAAGGCATGCCTGACACTATGGAGTTTCACTCCATGAACGCAGGTGGATTGAAAGACTTGGTGCAGGGTATTGAAGAAATGCTAGACCATGCAAAGCGGCGATTTCGCAATGCAGTAACGTACTATGACAACCCAGAACTGAATAATCTAGGCAAGTTCTTTAAGTACCCAATCACATTTGCAAAAATAGATGAAGGCGCGGATCGTACGTATTCTGCAACATTTCATCTAAGGGACTAATCATGGGCGCTCTCAATAGCATTACAAACAGTGTATCTGAGACACTTGGCACGTCAGGTAGTGGCAGCAAAACGCTTGGCATCAATACTGATGACCTGTCCAAAACGCTTGGCACAAATAGTAGCACTAGTGGATTAGGCGCGCTAGGCAAAGAACTGACTAACAACGATCTGGTCAATGCAGCTGCAACTGTTGCAGGTGCTTACTTTGGTGGGCCACTTGGCGCTGCGGCAGTTAATGGCTTAATTTCTCGTGCGCAAGGCCATGACTGGGACCAAGTTGCCGCTAATGCTGCAGGCGCAGGTATGCTTGCGTATGCAGCGCCTATGGCGTATGATTACGCCACGGGGGCGCCTACTGCAAGTGCTGCTACTGCTGACGTTGCTGCTGAAACAGTGCCTGTAACAGTTAATTCGGCAGCACAATTTGGTGGAAGTGGTAGCTTATATGAGGCTGCAGCAAGCCCACTGGCTTCAGGCGCTGATGTGCCTGCGCTTACGCCTGCAGCACTTGAGTCATTGATTGGCACTCCAGGTTATGGGGTAAATGCGTCAGCAGTTGAGGCTGCAAAAACGCTTGGCATGGACCCTGCACTAGTTGGCGCAAACGCATATGCACCAGCACTAGGTAGCGCTGTTAACACACTTGCCAATGCAGGCACTGCGTCAAACATTGCAAGAATGCTAGGCTCAGGCAATCAAGGGTCAAACCTTTCGCAGATGGCTATCAACATCTTGCAAAACAAAGACAATGGCCCAAACCCAGGTGGCTTTCTTACGCCTGCATTGGTGTCTACAGGGCCTGCGCAACGTGAATCTGCCATACTGAAAAGTTTGCCGCAATTAGCTTTTGGGCATGCGCCTACTGTAGCCGCGTTGTCAAAGAACAGTGAAGCGCCGCAAGGCTATAAGCGTGGTGGACTTGCACATCATCAGCCTGAATTCATTACAGGTACAACAGGCCACTACGTCAAAGGCAAAGGCGATGGCCAATCAGACGACATCCCGGCCATGCTTGCTGATGGTGAGTATGTGTTTGATGCTGATACTGTTGCAGCGCTTGGTAATGGTTCGTCAGACGCAGGTGCAAAGCGACTTGATGAAATGCGGCAAGCAATTCGTAAGCATAAGCGCTCAGCGCCTGTCGATAAAATTCCCCCGAAGGCCAAGTCGCCTTTAGAATACCTCAAAGGATAAACCATGCCAGATCTTGGTGCAGGCACCCCACTAGCGGATATCAAGTCGACAACGACGCAGGCCACAACCACGCCTGGGTTCTACACAGACTTTCTTGGTGATCTTGCAAAGAAAGGTCAAGCTGCTGCAACTAGTGCGCAATACGTTGGCACACAGCCTTTGCAACAGCAAGCGTATGACCTTACAAAATCAAATGTAGGTAGCACGCAGCCTTTTGTGCAACAAGCCGGCAATGCAATTACTAGCGCGTTAGGCACTAATATTCCGGGTGCTGCGCAACAGTACATGGCTAAAGCGGCTGCGCCTACATCGCAGACTGTGCAAGACTACATGAATCCCTACACGCAAAATGTAGTGAATTCAATTGGCGCGTTAGGCAACCAAAACATCTCGCAAAATCTAGCGCCACAAACAACTGCAGGCATTGTAGGTGCAGGGCAATTTGGCTCACAACGTGGCGCCAACGCGCTGGCCCAGAACATTGCCAATGCAGGTGTGGGCATTACTGGATTGCAAGCCGGCGCATTGCAAAGTGGCTACACGCAGGCATTGCAGGCGGCGCAAAACCAATCCAATATCTATGGCAACCTTGCGCAAATCGCAGGCAATCAAGCTGGCGCGCAAGGACAACTCAATTTGTCAGGCGCGCAAGCTGCGCAAAATCTTGGTACTGCCAAGCAGCAATTCAATTTGAATGACATCAACGCACTATCTACCATGGGCGCGCAGCAACAAACAAATGCGCAAAACCAGCAGTTGTTCCCATTGCAAACATTGAGCACTGAAGCCAACTTGCTGCGTGGCTACAATATGCCTACCACAGTGACTAGTAGCTATGAAGGCCCAGGTCAAGCAGGCCAATACTCATCATCGCCATTGTCGCAAATCGCAGGGCTTGGTGGCATTGTTGGGGGCTTATCCAATAGCTCATTTGGTTCATGGATAGGCGATACAGTTCAAAAGTGGCTTAAGCCTTAACCGTAAAGGGTAACTATGGCACTTCCAACAATTCCTGCGGCACCTACGGGGCTATCTGACGCAGCGCAAACTGAGTACTTGGCTGCTTTGCAAAAAGTTGCTGAAAGCCTAGACGCACGTAACAACCAAACTGACTGGTGGGGAATTGCAGGCGCATTTCTTGACCCAGGTCGCACAGGCTCTTTTGGTGAAGGCCTAGGTCGTGCAGGCACGCTTCTTAGCCAGCAAGAGCGTGAGCGCCAAACGCAGGCTCCAAACATTGCAGCGTTGAAAGCATCCATTGCAGCTCAAAAGTTTGAAGCGCAAAATCAAGCTGAAGCTATGGGCATGCTTGCAAGTGCAGTGGGCGTAAATCCTGCAGGACTTGCAAAAGACCTTCAAGCAGGTACTGTGCAACCTGGTGTAGCTGGCGCATTACAACAGATTGACCCCAAAGTTTACCTTGCCATAGCTGCCAAGAGCCCCAAAGTAGGTGAGTTGGTTAAGGGCTACGCAGGCATGGTCAATCAAGACCAGACACAACAGATTGCGCAAAATCAACTTTTGCTAGCGCAAGGTCAAGCACAATTTGGGCAGCAAGTTAAGCAACTTGAACTTCAAAATGCGCAGTTTAAATTGCAACTTGATTTGCTAAGCGCAGGCAATGACCAAGCTGCACGGGCACGTGCAAATGCTGAATTTGTTGACAAAGTTGGCGCTGATCAAGCTGCAAAACTTGGAGTCAGAGTTGAACAGCCTGTAGCATTACCACAAATGCCTGCCGCAGGCATACCCACCGTTAATCTTGGAAATAATCAAGCCGGTGCGCAAGCTGCTGCGCCTGCCCAAGTTGCTGCAGCTGCTGCGCCTGCCCAAGTTGCTGCGCCTGCCCAAGTTGCTGCGCCTGCCCAAGTTGCTGCGCCTGCCCAAGTTGCTGCGCCTGCCCAAGTTGCTGCTGCTACTGCGCCTGCCCAAGTTGCTGCAGCTGGAATTGTAGAGCCTGTGCCTAATTTGCGGTTTTCAAAGGCACTTGTTGAAGAAGCGCAAAAGAACCCAAACTCAACGGCTGCTAGGATGCTGCCTAAGATGTTGGCAAACCCTAACAGTTGGACGTTGGATTTAAGCCCTACTGCATATTACGACTTGGGGCCTGATGGCAATATTGTTACCAAGCGCATGGACGCACCTGCAGCTGCAGCACCTGCTGCTCCTGCCCCTGCACCTGTTCCAGTACCAGCAGCACCTGCACCTGTTCCAGTACCAGCAGCACCTGCAGTTATGCGTATGGCGCCTGCTGATCAAGCTGCTAAAGACGCTGATGCAATTCCTATACTGCAAGGCGAAAAGCAAAAAGCTGAAGCACGACTGCTGGCAGCGCAGCAAGCAAAAGACACTGCAGGGACTACACGTGCCATGAGTGACGTTGTTGCAATTGATCGTGAGTTGAAATTGCGAGCTCAAAAAGCCATGGTGCCCATTGCAACTGCAGCAGCGCCTGCAGCAACTGTAAATACGTCAGCACCGGCAGCCGCGCCACTTGCAGCGCAAGCAGCACCTGCAACTGGGGCAATAAACATTCCTGCCAATGCATCAGGCGCACAACGTCGTGCCATGGAATTGGAAAATCAAAAAGCAGCAATTCAAAAGCAGCAAGAGATTGACAAGTCAAACCTTGATATACAGGCAAAAGAAGCTGAGAAGCGTACTACACCGTACATTCAAAAGCATGACTTACTGGCAGGCTATGACGCTGCAACAGTTGCTACCAACAACACCAAGTTCAACGAGCTAATTCAAATAGTCAAGGCCAACCCAAGAGTGGTAGGCCTGTTGACCCACCAAGGTCCTATGTACGCACTGGCGCAAGCTGCTGAAAGCGGTATCACCACGCCAATAGGTAGTCTTTCAGTGCCTGTAGGTGAGGCTGTTGCCAAGCTGCAACTAAACCCGCAAGAACAAGCCGTTGCGCGCAATGTTATGCAGCTAATGTCAGACTTGAATCAAACTGTGATGAAGCAAGGCAAAGCGATTTACGGCCCGCAAATCAGCACGTTTGACGCGCAAAAGATGGCTGAGCCCGGGTTTAAGAATACTGACCCTGCATCTTTCATTATGTACCTTGCAGCCAAGAACAAGATCACAAACATATATATGGGTAGAATGGCTGATGCGCAAACTGATTACTTTGATCAGAATCCTCGCGCAACAACGGCGTCATTCTTTAAATCTGCGCCTTACAAAAAGATGGTCGGAGAGTTTGCCGCAACGTATCAAGACTTGGTTAACAAGTCACCTTACAAATAGGACGCAATATGGGCAATGAAACCAAGACTGAAGACGCGCCGAAGTCTGCATTAGCAGAGTTGCTGCCTGAGTTGCATGACGACAAAGGCAACTTTTCGTATGAAGCAAACATGCCTGCTGCAGGTGCCAGTGCTCCAGGCCCAGGAGGTGCCCAGGGTGAAGGCCCACTAGCATTGAATGGGGAATACCTATCGGCAGGTGTTGGGTCCATTGCTGGATCACGTGCGCCTAAGTACCGAGCACCTAGCACAACTGCTGCACGCACGCGGCTTGCTGTTACAGAAGCTAATCTTGCAAGTGCGCAAAACAGATTTGAAACTTTGGCTGATGCGCATAGTGATGCATGGCGCAGAGCTGAAGAACGCTACAACACAGCACGTGCAGCAGCACAACAAACAGGCGAGGCTCGAACAGCCGCACAGCAAATTGCAGCAGAACTGGGTTTGACTGAAGAAGCGCTAAACATTGGCGATCTTGCAGGCGATAAGTGGAACGCAAAAGTTGTAGGCGATATGGGGCCGGGTGGTAACTCAGTCACTGAGGCTGCACGCAATTACCAGATTGAAAAGGGCTTACCACCTGATTACAAATCCACACGCACAGGCATTGCAGTGCCACGTAGTTTTGATGAAACACCTGCGCAAAAACAAGCACGCAAGTTGTATGAGTACGCTACTGCGGCGCATGCGCCTGTGCAAGCTGAGCTCGAAGCAGCTGAAGCTGAACGTGCTGCAGCACAAGTAAGACCTGCGCCTCTTACACAAGCCGAAGCTGCTGTTGAAAGCGCCAGAGGCGCACGTACTGCAGCAAATGCTCGTGTTGTGTCACTTGAAGAAGCCCGATCTTTTCTTTCCAAGATTCCGTTTTTTAACACCATTATGGGCGGACTATCCGGCTATGAAATTATGCATGCTTACAATGCATATCAAAACGGCGACAGCGTTGACGCCATCCTTTCAGGTCTTAGTGGCGTAGGTGGTCTAGTGTCATTGGCCCCGCATCCTGCTGCAAAAGTTATTGGCACTGCAATGACTTTGCCTGCAGTAGTCAACCAGCTGTATCAAGCATCTAAGAAGCCTTACGACTATAGGCCTAATACAGCTGGTGGCGGGGCAGGCGGCTCAGCACCTCGAGGCGCACTGCCTGTCAATTAAGCAAGTAGCTCTTTACCTTTCATGTAGAGCCAAGTTCGCAAGGCTGTCATGCCGCCATCAATCAATACGTGGTTGGGGAACGCTTGGTATTTGTGGTAGAGCGGATGATTGATGAAGTTCTTCATTAGCAAATACGCATCCGCATCAGGCGGTGATAGCCCCATGGCTCTGTCGGTGTCAATGAATTTTAGGTCGTAGGTGTCTTTGAATTCATTGTTGATGGCATGCACCTGATCACCTAGCAAACCAATCACAATAACCCTAGGCAGTTTGATACCGGTTGCTGCGTATGTACCATTGTGCTTGGGGACATGGAACTCATGCTCTAACTCTTTCACCATTGCGGCAATCTCATGTTTGAGCGTCGCAGCAATGCGTTTTGCTATAGCCTGCACCAAGTCATCGATTGTGCCTACAAACTCAGGCACAGACTCCTTAATCGGTGGTTCTGAGGGCATAGAGCTCGGCGTTGTGGGTGGACATACATCCCTAGGGATTGGCACAACCTTGTAAGCTCTGGCTTTGATCTCTTTCACCAAGTCATTGGCTGCAGAGTGAGACGCAAAGTTTCTGTGCCGCGAAAATGGCAGCGCATTTTGAGCTTGCTTAACAGCCTCATACGCACTATAGTCGTCACGTACAAATAAGTCAACTGCAACGGCAAGAACTGCCTCGCGTTCTTCAGATGTCCATCTAATCTTTGTCATATGTTTTCCTTTCAATGGTCAAGTTAGTGTGGTTGCCCAC